GCGCAGGTTATCGCTGTTATTTTCCCAGTGAAAGATGTCTTTTTTTTATGATTGGGGAACAGGGCTTCAACGAAAATGCCGACGACTACTGGGAAGGATGGGAGCCAATACGGTTATACCTGGAACAAGAACGGCTGAGAATGGGATGGGATGTTCCGACCATGAAACGCATCGTGGGCCATTCTGACCTGAGTAGGGACCATTGGACGAGTAAAAGCCAGTGGGCATTTCCGACCCGCGAAGTCTACGAAGCCCTCCAACGGGGAGCCAAAGCCCAGGGCTTCAAGCGGGAATACGACGATCTTAAACAGGAGTTTTATGCCACACGCGCCAGCTTTGATAACACCCACGATAATATGACCGACGCGTGGCGATTTCAGCGGGTGGGTGGTGACGACCGCTGGGAGCATGAGACGCCCAAGCCGGTGGAGATGGTGCAGCGCGTGGTCAAGAGTAGCGCACCGAAAGGGAAGGCCATTCTCGATCCCTTCCTCGGCTCCGGCACCACAATGGTGGCCGCCGAGCAACTGGGCCGCATCTGCTACGGGATGGAGATAGAACCCAAGTACGTAGCGGTGGCACTCGAGAGGATGGCCGCTATGGGGTTGGAGCCAAGGTTAACTAATGGGTAGAACCACTAAGCTCAACCCGGAGCTTCAAGAGCGTATTGTCCAAGCAATAACCGCCGGTAACGATAACGTTGTCTCCGCCGCTTATGCGGGGATAGGGGAGCGAACGTTCTACCGTTGGATGGAAGATGGAGATCAGGCTGCTTCGGGCGCCATGTGGCAGTTTCGGCAGGCCGTATTAAAAGCCCAGGCCGACGCAGAGGTCCGGAACGTCGCCATTGTGGAACAAGCGGCTACCCGATCCTGGCAGGCCGCAGCGTGGTGGCTAGAACGCAAACACAATGCCCGCTGGGGTAGGAAAGAACGCCAGGAGATCAGCGGCCCGGATGGATCTCCATTGCAAGTATCCCTTATGGAGTTGGCTAAGGAGATTGCCGAGGGGTAATGGTGACAGAAGAGGCTGTGGCTGTCCACGGATTACTTCAAGACCCCGATTGGTTCTTCGAGCACATCCTTGGGACCCAGCATTACTATGACAAACAGCGCGAGATCAATCGGGCGGTGCGGACCTCCACCCGGGTAGCTGTTCTAGGAGCCAATGGTACGGGCAAGGACTGGAACGCTGGCCGCATTATCCTTTGGTGGATGGCGTCCCATTACCCGGCCAAGGCTATTGTCCTTGGACCCACCCACCGTCAAGTATCGGACATCGTTTTTAACGAGGCCCGGTCTGGTTATCTTGAATGCCGGTACGCTGGCGGCCTCGGTGGGCGATTTCTTGCTCAAGCATCGAGTTGGCGCTTTGCCCCCAATCACTACGCGTTGGGCTTCGCTACCACGGACGAGTTCAATATTCAGGGTTTCCACTCCCCCAATCTGCTAGTTGTCGTCACTGAGGCTCACAACATGCCTCAGAGCCACATAGACGCGATCAAGCGACTCAACCCGACTTGCATCCTGATGACGGGGAATCCCTTTTGCTCCGACGGCGAGTTCTACGACGCCTTCAACGACAACAGCGACAGGTGGGTGACGGTTCGGATTTCAGCATTCGACACCCCAAACGTACAGACCGGCGAAGAGGTTATCCCCGGCATGGTGACAGTGCAGGACATAGCAGCACACGCCATAGACTGGGGCGAAGACTCCGCCATGTACCGGGCAACGGTACTGGGCGAGTTTGCCGACAGCCTGGAGGACACCCTGGTACCGCGGTCTGTCATTGCGGCAGCAGTCGCCCGAACCTTACCGCCCAATTCTTCGGATACCGTAACGCTATCCTGTGACGTTGCGAGATTCGGCGCTGATAGAACTGTCGTTTATCGTCGCCAAGGGGACCAATGCAAGAAGGTTTGGGACGTTCAAGGACACGACACCCAGCAGGTGGCCGGGATGCTTGGCCGTTTGGCAGAGGATGAGGATGAGGGATTTCAAGTCGAAATCATTATTGACGAGACTGGGGTTGGCGGTGGTGTCGTTGACCGGCTCAACGAAGAAATTATCAGAGGCGGAGATTGCCCTATTATCGGATTCAATGGCGGCGAACGTGCGGACAACCCCGATAGGTATGTCAACGCTATTGCTGAGGCATGGCTTGAGCTGGCCCGAGCGCTGAAGGATGGCAACGTGGATCTTGACGACAACCCCGGCGTGGTAGCGCAGCTGGCGTCCCGCCGGTACAGCATCCAAGGTGACCGACGGTTGAAGCTGGAGACAAAAGACGAGTACAAGAAACGCACCAAGCGGAGTCCAGATGATGCGGACGCTTTGGCGATGGCTTATTCTCCACTTTGTGGGACACCGGCGTTCAGGTACTTCGATCTTTAAGGCTCCCTCACTGTATGATTAACTGGCTGCGCACCGTGTCCCGCCCCCGAATGGTAGAGGCCGCCGGATTTGCTATAATCTTTGCTGGCCTCTTTGTTGGTTGGCAGTGGATCATCCTTGGGCTGGCCGCCGCGGGCTATGCCCAGGTTATGCGGAGGTGAGGGGTTTGAGCATTAGCGAAACGGACTATGCCGCTACCGCCTGTGTTTGTGAGCGGCCCATTGGCACTACTGGGGAAGTCCGTTGTGCCGTGTGCGAGAATCCGTTAATCTGCCAAGGGAGCGTAAATGACCGTCCTTAAAGACGTTTTCAACTTCATAACCAAAGCCCACAACATGGAGCGCCCCCCCGCGGTGGGTACTGGCATTACCACGTTGGGCGGTTTCGGCGCCAGCGGATCGAACAAAGTCCAGGAAATGACCACCTACGCCACCGTGTCTTGGGTTTTCGCCGCTGTGAGCCGGATAGCGGAAGCGGTGAGCGCCAGCGAGTGGAAGTTATACCGGGGCCCCGGAACGGCCAACGAGGTCACCACACACCCCGCTTTGACCCTCTGGAATTCAGTCAACCCGTTTGACACCCGTCAAGAATTTCTCGAAACGTCCCAACAGACCTACGAACTCGCCGGAGAATCATGGTGGGTGTTGGTGCGTAACGGGCGTGGTGTGCCAGTGGAAATGTGGGCGGTGCGCCCGGATCGCATGACGCCAATCAAGGACCGCAACGATTACATCGTCGGCTACCTGTATCAAATTGGTTCGGAAAAAATCTTCTACGACCCGCTGGACGTTATCTTCATCCGACACCCCAATCCCCTTGACCCCTACCGAGGACTCGGCCCCATAGCTTCCCTGATCCTCGACCTTGGCTCTGAAGTTGAGGCGGCCAATTTCAACCGGGCCTTTTTCCGCAACGACGCGACACCAGGGGGGATCATCGAGGTCGACCGCACCATGAGCAACAGTGACTTCGACAAAATGGTTGAACGCTGGCGCACGATGCACCAAGGGACCAATAATGCTGGCCGGATCGGATTTTTGGAAAGGGCGAAGTGGGTTGAGCGGAAATTTTCGCAGCGGGATATGCAATATGTCCAGCTACGCCAACAGACCCGTGATCTCGTCCTGGCAGCCTATGGGGTGCCGCTGCCCATGCTTGGCGTTATGGAGGCACCCAGCAGGGCCAATGCTCAAGCCGCCGAGTTTATATTCGCCCGCTGGACGGTTCGCCCCAGGCTGGCCCGAATAAGACTGTCGCTCAACGAACGATTATTAAAATTGTTCCCCGACCGTGGTTTGCATTTCGAGTTCGAAGATCCGACGCCGAACAACCGGGAGCTTGACCTTGAGGAATCGACTGAGAGCTACAAGGCAGGGATTGCAACGCTGAATGAGGCAAGGACTAGAATCGGACTAGACCCGTTGCCCAACGGGGATGTTGTGTTGACGCCGGGGGCACCTATGGCGTTGGGGGCAAAACCGGATCAATTGATTCTTGTGCCCATATCTCAAGGGGCAAGTAAAGTCTCGGCCTTGAAAGCCCCCGATCCACTGGAGATAGCCGAGCAGGCCATGTTGCTGGCGTGGGAACGCCGACTGGCTACGGAGGCCGACGCCTTGGTTGCCTACCTGGAGGACATACTGGGGGAGAAATCCTTTAGGCCGCGCACTAAAATCGAACTCTCCGACGTGCAGGGCTACGACTGGGACTGGTGGACCAAGTACGCACCAGAAGTAATCGAGGAATTGACCGCTGCCTTTCGGGCCAGCATGATCAACGAGTTTCCCCGGATCGGACCCTTATTGGCCGACGACCTGGCAGCGGAGTATGCGCGGAACCGTACTGTTAGCTTGTTACGCATAGACGGTGAGATCAATATAGTGGGCACTGTGCGTCGGCGGGTAAACCAATTGGTAGCCCAAACTATCGAGCGGGGAGATTCGCTCCAGACTCTGCAAAAGGCATTACGGGAGGATTTGGCATTCGGCCCGAGTAAGGCCGAGACAATAGCAAGGACTGAAACCGCTACGGCGCAGGGGGAAGGGGCGAGGCAAGCGGCGCTAAGACAAGACTTTAACCAAAAAAGGTGGATTACCCAAGGGGACGACTTGGTTGACGAGTTCGGGACCGGGACCCCGTGCTTGGACAACGAGGCGCAGGGCTGGATTAAGATCGGCGATCCGTTCGCATCGGGCCACGATACACTACCGGCCCATGCTCGTTGCCGGTGCAACGTTAGGTATAGGCTCAAGCCGCTGGAGGATGTGACCACAGCTACTGTGGATAGCCGGACGAACAAATGTCCCGACTGCCAAGGCACCTTGATTCTGAACAACCAAGGGGCGGGACATTTCTGCCGCCGTTGTCGAACCGTGGTCTTGCCTCCCTAACACCAGAGGAGAGCCAAGTTGCCTACTGGCCGCCACGTCAAATCCGGTGTGGCCGCCGCAATGGCAGGGATTGGCAATGCTTGGATGTACAGGTTGGGGCCCAATGCTCCGGGCCTACGCCCACCCCAAAATTGACAACTCGCAACCCACCGTGCTAACTTCGCATCTGACATTCATCCTTACCTGCCGTGGGCTTCTCGGTGTCCACACCACTGGGGAGTCCACAGAACAACTGAATAAATAAGACGGCCAGACGCTAAGACGCAGCGCCGCCTAAACGGAATCCTTTAGCCAGACGCTTTGACGCAGTGCGACAGAGTTGGTCTGGCTTTTTTATTGCCTGGAGTATTGATGAGTTGCAATTGGGACGACCACGACCTAAACACTAAAGGGCAGATGATTTGCAAATGACAAGCAGAGCGACCGGCTATGTAGAGAAAATAATTCGCTCCGAAACCAAGGTACTTGATGCTAAAGAGGGCCGTGTCTTGGCTACTGCGTCCACTGAAACTCGCGATCGGGACGGCGACATTATCCGTCAAGCCTTCTGGGATCTTGACCATTTCATGGCAAATCCCGTCTTGGTCGATTCCCATAATTACGGCAGCATTGACCGTATTTTCGGACATTGGGAAAACCTCCGGGTCCAATCGAAAGCCTTAGTTGGAGAGGTCGTTTATCACCTAGATAGCCCCAACCCGCGAGTGTCCGACTTGGCGTTACAAGGATTGGATTTGGCCCGCCGCGGCATGGCCGCCTTTAGCGTCGGATTCATACCCGACATGGCCAAGGCGGTAGAACTGAAAACCTCGGACAGTTTCTTTCCCAGCTACGAATTCAAGGGCCAGGAATTGTTGGAAGTGTCCCAGGTATCGGTTCCGAGCAATCCCGATGCTTTACTACGCATGAAGGGACTCCACCCGGTGCTGGACGACATTATCGAGGAAAAGCTAATCACGATTGACGACAAGCCAGCGAGTACAGAGGCCGACGAGGAAATAGCCGAAGCGGTGGAGCGCATATTGGGGGCTAAGGGTTGGGAGGGTAGGCTTGAGGCCATCGAGAAGCAATTCCCGCCGCTGGTGAAACTGATACACACTCACATTGCCGTGCCTGAGCCCGATCCCGCCCCGGACGACGACGAGCCGGAAATTAACGCAATCAATTTTGGTGACCTATTCAAGAACGCCTATGAGGAGGCCCGTAATGGCTGAAATTACGCTAACGGTACCGGATAGCGCCGAGGGGCTACAAGACCTTTTGAACGATGAGGCCAAAGTACGAGCCCTCATGTTAAACCCAGACGGCATGAAGGAAATGGCCACCAAGTACGCCCAACAGATAGCGGCCAACGATCCCGACTTGGCCAAACAGGGCAAGGAGGCTATAGAGGCCGGATTCAAGTCTTTTCAAGAGCAACTTGAGGACAACGGTTACACCGGCAATCTCAAGCGTCCTCCGATGGGCGCCAACACTCCCAACCAGATGGGCAAGAACGGCGGACACGATTTACCGTGGTTCCGGGGAACCACTTCGCTCACCGCAGCCCAGCAGTTACACGCCCTGGCCATCTATGAGCCCGAAAGTCCTGTGGCCCACTTGGATGGAATCTTTGAACGCATGGCCAACTTCTACCAAAGCGTCGCCGCTGGCACAGACCCCTACTGGTTTGGACAAGGATTGAAAGGCGTAACCGACGCACGGATGAAGGCACTGAACGAATCCCAAGGCGACCAGGGGGGGTTCCTGGTGCCCGAGGAATTCCGGGTACAGCTTTTGTCGCTGGCCTTGGAAGCCTCCATCATGCGGCCGCGGTCAATGGTTATCCCCATGACGACTATGAGCCTGCGTATCCCGACCATTCGCGACTCCTCGCATGCCACGACTGTGTGGGGCGGAATCCAGGCTTATTGGGTGCCTGAAAGTGGGTCGTTGACTGCCAGTGAGCCTACCTTTAGCCAGGTCCAGTTGGACGCTAAGAAATTAACCGGCTTGACCCGAGTGACCAACGAACAACTCCGAGACAGCGCGATAGCTATGGAGGCATTGCTAAACCGGCTTTTCGGCCAGGCGATTGCCTACTTTGAGGACGACGCCTTTATCAACGGCGTGGGCGGCGGGCAGCCTATCGGAATCTTGAACGCTGATGCTCTCATTTCGATCAGTAAAGAGACCGCCCAGGCCTCTACCACAATCGTATGGGAAAATTTGATTAAGGCATACGCACGGATGCTCCCGGCTTCGTTGGGGAACGCCATCTGGATTGCGCACCCAGACGTTTTTCCGCAGTTGGCCACGATGGCTCTATCCGTGGGGGTGGGCGGATCGGCGGTTTGGCTTTCACAAGGTGCAGCGGGCCCCCCGAGTACAATATTGGGGCGTCCGGTTTTCTTCAGCGAAAAATGCCAAACATTGGGCACCGCTGGTGACATTTACTTCATCGACCCTAGCTATTACCTGATTGGCGACCGGATGAGCCTTGAGGTTGCAAGCTCGATGCACACCCGGTTTACATCGGACGAAACCGAGTTTCGGTTTATCGAACGCCTGGATGGCAAGCCCTGGCTTGACACCGCGTTGACGCCGCGGAATGGTTCGAACACTTTCAGTCCGTTCATTAACCTAGCAGTTCGTAGCTAACCCCCCTTAGTTGGGACGCCGGACGGCGGTGGACCCGAGCAATAAGGAGAATAGACAAATGAGCATGAGACTTTCGGAACACGCAACTTACACCCTGACGGAAACGGCGGACATTGGCGGAACTTCACTTAACAGTGGTTATCTCGCCATGAAAGCGTATGCCCGCGCAATGGGCATCATCGAAATTGGCACTTGGAATTCAACCGACGACCTCGATGAAGCTCAATTCCAACAGGCCAGCGATTCCGGCGGAACCGGAGTCAAGGACCTAACGTCTTCATCGGACGGCGGGAACTACGATACTACCGCTGTCACGGGGGACATTCTCGACGCCGACGGTGATTTCGTAATCATCGAAATTCGTGGCGAGGACTTGGACGCGGATAACTCTTTCAATCACATTCGGATGCTTGGCACTGAGGACGACAATACGGGGGTGGACAATGCCACCATGATTGTCATGCGTTACGCCTATAGCTACCCGCAGAAAGCACTCCAGGGAGCGGCGGTGGCTGGGTCCAAAGTCTACGTGGACACTGGCACCAGTGGCGGCCCCTAACACCGTAATCCCTACCCGGGGAAATAGGCGGGAAATTCCACCAGATGTGCCGCCTATGGTTTGGTTCGACGAAATGCGGGCATTGGTGGATACGCCCGACTTGGCAAACATGCCGTGGTTCCACCCCGTTATGGAATTGCTGGAGCCGGAATTGCTCCGGCGATTCCAGGCTCAAGCGTGGGTATGGTTTCTCTACACCGGGGATTGGCCAAAGGGCGAAACTTGCCATGATGATGTCAACCTTTGGTGGCCAGTGCGACTCGGAAGGCGAAGGGGGCAAGTGCCACACGGTGACGAATGGACAGCAGCCACAGTGGACTCCAGCGGTGTCCTGCATTGCGGTTGGTGTGAGGCCCGCTGGAGTCCCAACCATGATGGGTCGTCCCATGCAGCACGGTGTAAATTATGCGACCGCCAATATACTGGGACCCAGAAAGACGAAAATAATGAATGGGTCAGGCGCTACTTGGCCACCAAGGGCGTCAACCCTGGAAGGAATGAATAATGGCTCAAATGTTAGGGGGAGTCCAAAGCCTAGCCCTCACGGTGATATGCGGTTACTGCGGCAAAAATACCGACGTAACCAAAGTTGAGGACAGGGACGGCAAGCCGGTAGCGGTTCGAGATTTCAGCCTGTTTCCTGGGAACACCTGTAAGCGGTGCGGCGGCCCAATGGACCCGGACAAGGTTAAGGCGTTTTCCGACATGATGGCCATTAAAGGGGCTGCCATGTATGGGCCCGGCGTTGGCCGGGTTGAGGTGCCCAAGACCAAGAGCGGATTATCCAAGAAGGACATGGCGAATATGCAAGCCATGTTGGACGAACTACGGCAAGCTGACGAGGCCGACGATGAAGCCGAAGAAGAGCCAGCGTAAAGGCAGGCCCATTAGGGGCTGGGATAAACAGGTCAAAACGGGCCAGACGGTAACAAAATAGAATGTTCTGCGAAGGGTGCAAATGTAATTGATCCGAACCGGCTCCGCAGCATTGCCCAGAGTGTGGCTACGAAATGAGCCTGTCCGAGGAAGTGGTGAAAACACCTGTGCCGACGACAATCTACTACTGCCCGAGGTGCAAACATGGGCACAACGTGGATTCGGCAATTGGCAAAGAACACGCTGACGAAGCCGCTGGCTGGAATCCTATCGAGTAACAAGGGTAATCAATCCCGAAAAACTTGAGGTGTAAAAATGGCGCTCCCAACAATTGTTTCCGAACGTAGCGGATTAAGTTACTCCAAGCAACGAGGCGTCTTGGGGGCGGTGATTTTGAATCACACCGTCCACACGGGCAACGTCTTCTTCGTTATGACTGGCGGGACTGACAGTGCTGGGTTTGGGCTGCACCCCGATAGGCCATTCGCGACGGTGGACTTTGCCATCGGGCAATGTACTGCTACCCAAGGCGACGTGATTTACGTTATGCCGGGGTACACGGAAACCATCACAGCGGCGGCCGGTTGGGCAGTCGATGTGGCCGGTATCTCCATTATCGGACTCGGACACGGCACCGCCAAACCCACCATTACATTGGGCACAGCCACTACCGCAGATGTAAACGTTAGCGCGACCAATGTGGTGATTAAGAACTTCCGGTTTGTCACCAGCATTGATAACCTGGTCAACTTCCTCGATCTGGATGCGGCCAACTGCCTCGTTGAAGATTGCGACTTTGTTGGTGATTCTTCGGCACAAGCCCTTGGGTTTATCAATTTGGCCACCACAGTGGACGACTTCATCATCCGCGGATGCACCTTCTCCCAAGACACCGACCCGGCTGGAAGCGATGGGGCCGTCGATACCGGTTGCATCTTCATCATTGATTCGGAGAACATCCTGGTCGAGAATTGCTCTTTTAACGGCAACTTCGAGACCGCCATGATCCACAACAGGGGCACGGCTTGCAAAAACCTGTTTGTTAAGAACTGCCACGGCCAAAACTTGCTGTCGGGGTCTGAGACCTTCCAACTTGTTGACGGGGCCACGGGGGCACAGCTTGGTGGTGGTTTCAACACCCCAGCGGAATCGGCCGTATCGGAAGCCACCTTGGTGGGAACCATTGGGGCGAACTTCTTTGTTCTGGCCCCAGGCACGTACTCCAATGATGGCGCCGCTGGTGGTGGTGGTGGCATCATTATTGCGACCCCGAGCTAACCAATGCCAGCATCAGGATATAGCATAGTAAGAACGGGCGAGCTTGCAGGGTCGGCAACGGCCGCCCAGATGCCCGACATTGACTGCCAGATGGTCAAGTTCAAGGCCGTAATTGGCAACGCTGGAAACGTCTACATTGGCGGGTCCGGCGTCACTGTCGTGGATGGCACCACCGACACGACATCGGGCCTTGAATTAGACGCGGGGGAGGAAACCCCGTGGCTCAACGTCCCCAACCTCAATATCTTCTATCGGATTTGCGATAACGCCGGGGACGACTTGACCTACATCGCACTGGATCGTTAGTTGCTTGTCTGCGCCGTTCTCACGGCTCACAACGGGGTGTTCTTCGGCCTCTGTGGTTGGGTGTTGTAAATATGTCTTGGGAACAACTGCAAACAATCCAAAAGGAAAACCGCGCAGCCGTAGAGGCAGAGAAGCGTGCCCCCCCGGTTGCTTGCCCCTTTGACGGGACGCCGCTGGAGATAAAGGCCAACGGAATACGGAACTGCCCAATGGGAAATTATACCTACCGGGGCGGTCAGAGGATTATTTAATACAGCCACCTGAGAACACACACAAGAATAAATAGGTCGAGCCGACCTACTGACCACCTAACGCAATAAACGGCTATATGCAGCTTAGAAAGAAGGGGTAGCATAAGTGCCCAATTGGTTTTGCAGCAGGGAAAGCGTCAAGAGGGCGCTCCGAATTAGCGGCATTGCCCAAGACAGGTTTGTTGATGAAGCCATCGAGGGGATGAGCCGGGAGATTGAGCGTTGGACTAGGCGCATCTTTATTCCCAAAACTCAGACCCGTCTCTACGAATGGTTTCCCGGGCAGTCCACGGAAAGCTACGTTCTCTGGCTGGACTTTGACCTCATTTCTGTCACCACCCTCCAGACAAAGGCGCAGGATTCTAGCCCTACTACCATTGCGTCCACCGACTTCTTTACCGAGCCCAACAACTACGGACCGCCTTATAACCGCATTGAGATTGACCTGTCGAGCAATGCTGCCTTTGAATCCGGCGACACTTCCCAGCGGTCAATATCGGTGGCGGGATCGTGGGGCTATTCGAACAACACCAAGTCCACCGGGGTCATAGATGACAGCAGCGGGATCTCGGCCAGCGACACGGCTTTGATTGTTTCCAACGCCAGCCTAATTGACGTTGGCGACACCTTGCTAATCGGGAGTGAGCAAATATTCGTGGCAGAACGGGCGTTTGCCGCTTTGGGGTCAGTCTTGATTAACGATGCCAGCTTCACCTCGTCCGTGGCGGATAACGTCCTTACCGTTGATGGTAGCCACGGGATTGTGGCGGGCGAAGTTATCCGCTTGGAATCGGAGCAACTGTTCGTTGAGGCCGTGTCCACCAACGACTTGACCGTAACACGGGCATACAACGGCACTCTGTTGGCCGCACACGCCGACGATACCCCGGTTCACATTGAACGTACCTTGACCATCGAAAGGGCCGTAAACGGCACCACATCGGCCACTCATGCCAACGCAACGGCGATCAACAAGTACGAGCCCGAGTTCAACAT